CCGGAAACGGTGGAGTGCCGTGAGCAGCAGGTGCTAAAATGTCAGAGACATATATTTGATCATCGCTGGGCTGGCATGCGAACGCTCGAAAGTTGTTGCTGATTATGTACTTGGAGTTTGTCGGTGCAGCAGGAAACTCAGTCACCACAAACGCAGATGAACTAGTGTCCCACTCAATCTGTCCGATGCGGTTGTTGCCGTTGTGGCTAGTGTAGAACAGTTTGTCTGCTGATTGTGCCGTGTAGACTCTTGCGTCAAGGCTATTCACCTTCACAGCGGCAGATGCAATATCGCTAACTGTGCCGCTTGAGTTGATTGAGTAAATCTTGCCGTTGACGAAGACGATCAGTGCCTCCTTCGCGTCAGTGTCAAAATAAGCTATGCCTTGGACGTTTGTAGAGTTTGACGTACTGCCAAGTAGATTAGCGAACCTGTGGAATCCTCGCCTGCTTTTAAGGACACCGTTCTTAGGTGCATCAACGTCTTTCAGCAGTTCAGCCTGGGACTCGTTTAGTAGGTTCTCGCGGAAGTTGCTAACCTGTCCACCAACGAAACTTGCCTGGCGATCGTAGACCACCGAATCGTCAAGTCCGTCATTGTAGTAGACCGGCATAAATCAAAATCCAAAATCATCGCGAGAATAGCCCATGCCGTATACGTCTGGAATCAACCTAGTCTCCTTGGCTGACTGGTTATTCTCCTGATCCCGCACCACCTGCATCAGAGCGTTGGCCTGCTGTATCTCTAGCTGCGCTTTGCCAAACTGCCTGCTGCGCTTCAACATGTCTCCTGTCGCAAAGTGTATCAGCACGTTGTCGATCCCGCTGATCATTGCCGAATCGTAATCACCCACCATCGGCTGAATTTTCTTTTTGCCAATGACGTACAAGTTGACCGGGGCATCCGCTGAGTAGTTCGGCTTGTCGAAGAACTTAACTCTTTGGAACTTTGATACGTTCTCCCACTCGGGCCAAAAGAACCTGTCTGCCGGAGTAGCGTTTGACCTGACCTGGACATATCCGTCTGTGGTCTCCTTGCTCAGTGAGTGAATAGCTGAGTAGGAGTTTGTGGTGGTGACAGAACTCGCAAGTGTCACTGTCTCCTTCTGGATGAAGTAGGAGTCTGACAGGAGTGTGCCAACGACTGTGACCTGCTTCCCGCTATCTGCACTATCAGAAGTAAGAAAATCAAGCTGACCATGAATATTGAAATTAATGCCAGAGCTATCAATAACACTGAACTGTGCAGTATGTGTGTCATTCTTAAAACTTTCCGGGTCAGTCATGAACTCGGTGATCAGTTGCGTAGGTAGCAGATTCTGCTCGTTGTAACTGATGCCAAGTATTGACTCAAACTGCTGGGGGCAGGTCATCTCATCTGCCAACTCAGATACAATCGCAGTTGCGGATGCACCTGATCCAGCCCCACCTGAGAATGATATTGTAGGTGCCGAGGTGAAGTTTGCTCCTGGGTTGGTGATGTAGATTCTTGTCACAGAACCAGCATCCACCTCAGCAGTTGCCGCTGCGAAATCTGTGTTTGGAGAGAAGGCTATTGTTGGGGCTGAAGTATAGCCAGTGCCGCCATCGTCGAGGATGATCTGTGTGATCCTGCCATCAAACGGCAGTGTGGTCTGCTCGACATCTACAGTTTCTCTCCAGAGACCGGAGTTAATGATGTTCTCATGATGTTGCCTGATAAACTCTTTGCACCTGGCCTTGCTGGTGGAGTCAGTCTTGTTTACTAAGTTGCAAACATAGTTGGCAATATCTATGAGAGTCATGATCCTAATCCAAAAAACACAAGCTCGAACTCAGCTACGTTGAAAAAAACTGCATCATCAGTTGATGTAATTTTAATCTCACAGTAGGTGGTTTGCTTGTTACTCGCCTTGCAGTTTGCCATATACGCTGGATAAGCACCTGCAAGAATGCCGTTCCCGATCACTATGTAGTTAGTGTTAGGCATTGCTGTAGTGAAATAGACCTTATACGTCCCTGCTGCTGTCTGCTGTACCCCGCCGGTTGATGTTGTGCCGTCAAGCGTGTGTGAACCAGCGGCAACATTAAAAGTAGCAGAGGTGACAACGGTGGCTTGTGCCGAACCTGGGGTAGTCAAGTGTCCTGCTATGTTTGAAGTAAACCTACACCAGGCTTTTGCCAGCATAGGCGAACCTACAGATGCCCCCACAACTGCATTAGCGGGTGAGCCTGATGTGCTTATCAACTCAGCAGAAGTTGCCAACTCAGTAGAACCAGACACTGAACTAGTTGCTGCTGTGCTGGATACTATCGACTGTGCAGTTGTCTTGTGCAGGTTGGAGGCGTCATCACTATCATAGATCAGAAACTCATCTCCGCTTGCCGCCGAGACTGTTGTTTTGGTTGTGATGATGCCAGGAGCGGCAACGATCTTGGTTGCTGAACTGTCTGTGTTGTCCAGCTTTAGGTCATCAGCAAACGAAACAGCATTGAGCGAGTTGCTCGTACCTACCAAAACCTCGTTTGCTGCAATAGCAAAATCAGTCGGATTAGCAGTAGCGTCAGTAGCGTTTAGCTTTACCCTGCGCTTTAGCATCGTGCCAAGCTTGGCATTGCTGACCGAATCATCAACCAACTCAGCAGTGTCCACCGAGTTGTTTGCCATCTGGGCCAACGTCACAGCATTGTCATCGATCTTCGCTGTGGTTACTGCGTCATTAGCTATCGATGCACCTGCAATAATGTTGTTCAGCTTGGCTGCCGTTACGGTATCACCGTCTGCGAAAGACTGTGTGGTGCTGATGTCTGGCATTTGCTTGCCTTCTAGTTAGCTGCCTTCTTCTTGGGAGCAGGTGTGACACTGCTCGCAGCTTCTACTGCTGCCTCAGCGGCATCTGTGCTTTTTTGGACTCCTGCTCTCAGGAAGATTGCCAGGACGCTGGGCACTGCCACTTGGAGAAACTCAGCGAGACTTAGCTCCGATGACATGAACAAACCAAAGCTGGATATGATCCCAGCTAAACCTGCATAGACTGTTTTACTTTTCCACATGTTAATACTTCTTTTTTGCCGTTTTTGCTGCCTTCTTAAAAGCCTTAGCAGTCGGTGCGCCTTTGCTCCCAGGCTTACGCATCTTCTCTCCGCTGCCTGACTTAATGCGCTTCTTCTTCGCGTGTATGTTCTTGTATAAGCTCATTGTTTTTTAAGTAGCTGCCGTATTTTCAAAATTATGTAAATCAAGCTCGCAACACTGATGCCAACCTTGAGG